TCACCTACAACGACCCGGCAGTTGGAGCGAGAAAGGTCCAAGCCGTATTCTTCGAGAAGAAGTGGTTTCTAACCTCCCAAGGAGCGTTGGACTACATCACTTCCGTCCCTACAGCGGGGGTCATTCGCCTCTATGGGACCGAAGGCTCAAGCCTCTACCGTCTATATGCTAATTCCACGGCTGGAATAGCAAGCACAATTCAAACGGCTCTTATGCCTATGAGTGATCCCATACGGACCAAGCAGGCACTCAAGTTTGGTATCGAAGCTCAGTTGCAGGCAGCATCTACTCTGTTGATCAGCGTAGATAATGAACAAGGGCTAGGAGCAACTGGTGCGTATACAATCGACAATTCAGTTGTCTGGATCAATAACTTCTTTCAACCAGTCACTTGGCAAAACAATAGTTTGCAAACGGTTGGATGGGAAACGTCTTACGGGTATGCTCTGTACAAATCAGATGCCCAACAATACGGCAAGTATCTCGGCCTGACCATCAACAGTAACAGCGCCGGTTACACGGTGAACACTTTTGAATTTGAACACGAATTGAGAGCGAGGTTCTAATGACTGTCCCATTTGCTTTTGCAAATCTAAGCGGAAATATTGCTCTTTCTAAGCTAGATAGCAACTTCAACACGCCGATCACTATCGGCAATACGTCTGTCTTGCTTGGTAACACAGTCACCACGCTCAACAACCTCACGCTTGCCAACGTCACCATAACAAGTGGCACGAGCAATGTCACAAACGTCAACGTGACCAACGTCACTGTGACTAACTTGACAGCAACGCTTGCCAACGTGACTACGCTCAACGTCGCCAGCACGTACATCACCAGTGCCAATATCGGCACTCTTGCTCTGACCAACGCATTGCCTGTTTCTAGCGGTGGTACTGGACAAGTCACCTTCCCGGCCAACAGCGTTCTGCTTGGCAACGGAACCGGAGGGATTGCAACCGTAGCACCAGGAAATGTGGGCAATGTTCTCACCAGCATCGGCGGAGTGTGGGTGAGCAATGTTGCTGTAAGTGGCGCAGCAGCCGGTTCTAATACACAGGTTCAGTACAACAACTCCGGTTCGTTGGCCGGTTCTGCAAACCTGACGTTCAACGGTACAACGCTCACTGCAAACACACTCAACCTGACCAACGCGCTCGGCACAACTTACGGCGGTACGGGATTAACTTCGTTCACCTCTGGTGGTGTTGTCTACGCAAGCTCGTCAAGTGTGTTGGCCACTGGGTCTGCGCTGACGTTTGATGGGACGAATCTGGGTATTGGGACGAGTTCGCCGGGGGCAAAGCTGGATGTAACAGGCGGTTTAGATTCAACCTATAACAGTAATGTGCTTATCAATAGCACAGCGTCTACTGGAAAGTTGGCCTTCAATCCATTTGGAGGAATTTCAAGCGGAATCGTTGGTTTGAATAATGGCGGCATTGGCTTTAACGCAGCGGGAGCAAACACAGAACGTATGCGCCTCGACGCCTCTGGCAACCTTGGTTTAGGGGTTACGCCGAGTGCTTGGAGTGGTGTAAACGCATTTGAGATGACTGCTGGGACTTCTTTGGGTTCTAATCCTTCAGTCCCTTTGACTTTCTTAAATGCAAACTGTTATTACAACGGTTCAAACTGGATTTACAAAACATCTTATCCTGCAAACCAGTACATACAAGACGCTACCGAAGGAAAGCACAAGTGGTTTACCGCCCCCTCCGGCACAGCAGGTAATGCAATCACATTCACTCAGGCGATGACGCTGGATGCCTCCGGCAACCTTGGTATTGGGACGACATCTCCAAGCGCATCAGCCATCCTAGACGCACAAAGCACGTCCAAGGGCGTTAGGATGCCCAACATGACTACAACGCAAAAGAATGCAATTAGTAGTCCTGCTGCTGGCCTTATGGTGTTCGATACCACGCTGTCAAAACTCTGTGTTTACACTGGCGCTGCTTGGCAAACAATTACTTCTGTTTAAGGAATACCCATGACCACTTTTACATGGACTGTCACGCAGCTTGACTGCTACCCGCAAGCAGAAGGCCAGACGGACGTAGTGTTTACCGTTCACTGGACCTGCTCTGGCACAGACGGCACTTACAACGGCTCGGTCTACTCGACTTGCAACGTAACCTATGTAGCCGGTACACCCTACACGCCTTATGACCAACTCACGCAAGCTCAAGTGCTTGGTTGGATCTGGACATCTGGTGTAGACAAAGACTCTGCCGAGGCCGCTGTACAGACGCAGATTGACAATCAGATCAACCCACCTATCGTTTCACCACCGCTTCCTTGGGCTAATTAAAAATGGGAATTCAAGCCTTTACCCCTATGGGGAACACCGTAACTTTCACGGCTACCAGCAGTTCTCCAACTACGTCCACCCAAGCCGCGTCTACAACCCTTGGTGGCAATCAATATCGAATCATCAACAGCGGTAACGTAACGGTGTTCATGGGGTATGGGCAGTCCAACGCCAGCGCAGTAGCCAACGCAGTTATAGTGACCTCTACTCAGTCCTCGATCCCGCTACTGTCAGGCACAGACGAGATCTTGACGTTCACTCCTAACGCATACTTCTGTGGGATAACTAGCAGCGGTAGTGCGGTTGTGTACATCACACCAGGGGACGGGGTGTAACATGGTTTTAAAGACTGTTTCTACTCTTGGGGCTACCGGTGGCGGCGGAGGCGGAACGGTCACGGCTGTTACCGCTACATCTCCTGTCATTTCTAGCGGTGGAACTGCTCCAAACGTAAGTTTCATTGCCCCCGGAACAGCGGGTAACGTACTGACAAGTATTGGTGGGGTATGGACTAGCAATGCTGCTGTTGGTGGCGGTGGTAGTCCCGGTGGCAGCACAACTCAAGTTCAGTACAACAATGCCGGTGCGTTTGCAGGTGATGCAAACCTCACGTTTAGTGGAAGTACGCTGACTTCTGCGAATCTTATTGTTTCGAACCTTACTGCATCTCAAGCAGTTTTTAGCAGTTCAACAAAACAACTGGTTAGCAACCCGATTACGGGTACAACTTCAGTTGTAATGAATACAAGTCCAATTATTACGACTGCATCGTTGGTTAACCCAACTGTTACCAACTATGTTGAAACTCTGTATTCCGCCAACACCGGAACGGCAATCACTATTGATTTGGCAAACGGGACGGTTCAAAACTTGACTTTGACGGGAAACGCTACAATTACGATGCCAACAGCGGTCGCTGGAAAATCGTTTATCATTATTTTATCTCAAGACGGGACCGGAAGCAGGACGGTTACTTGGTCAACGGTTTCATGGCCTGCCTCTACAGCGCCAACAATTACTCAGGCTGCGAGCAAAAAAGATATTTATTCTTTCTTTTCTAACGGTACAAGCTGGTACGGCACAACAATCGGACAAAATTACACATAATGTTTGCTGCATCTAAATCAGGACTGGCTGCGCCAACTTCGGATCAGTTTTTTCCGTATGTGCCGTTTTTGCTAAAAACTACTACCACAAACGGTCAGCAGAACAACACGTTTTTAGATTCCAGTACCAACAACTTTACCATCACCCGTAACGGAACCACGACGCAGGGTTCTGTCACCCCGTACTGGCCTAATGGGTATTGGAGTAATTATTTTAGTGCAGGTGGAAATTACGTTAGCATAAGTTCTACCCCAATAGCGGCAACCACTTCAACCTTTACTATTGAATGTTGGATTTTCCCCACTTCAGCTTTTGTTGGAACAATACCATCTGTTATTGGCGATATGTCCGCGACCGGAGTGACAGATTATTTTTCTTTTGGTCCAACTTCGGCTAATACTTTACAACTTCTATGGTTTGACGGTGCTGTGAAAACTTGCACCGGAAATACAACAATATCGTTAAATGCGTGGTCTCACATTGCAGTTTCTGTAAATTCAAATGCAATTTCTTTGTATGTAAATGGGGTTCAACAAACTCTCTCTGGAACCACTACTTTAACCAACAGAGCAGGGACTACCGGTGGATTTGTAATAGCACAGCTTAACAATGCAGCAAATTATTACATAGGTTATGTTTCAAATCTTTCTGTGTTAAATGGAACTGCAAAATACAGCGCAACATTTACACCATCAACAACTCCGTTAAGTGTCAGCGCAACAAATCAAACATTGTTAACCTGCTACAGCAATCGTTTTATTGATGCAAATACTGCGACATCAGCAAAAACTATTACCCCAACAGGGACAACCCAAGTCCAAATTTTTCAACCATTTTCCCCGACCGCATCATACACCGCTGCGGCGTATGGGGGAAGTGGATATTTTAATGGTTCAACAGATTACCTGACCGGACCTAATAATGCTGCTTTTGCATTTGGAACTGGCGATTTTACTATTGAAGCATGGGTGTATGTTCCTTCATTCGCCACCAGAGTAATTTTTAGCAACTCTGGCGGGGCAACATCAAACAACATAAATTTTTTCATTACATCAGATGGAAAATTAAACGCAAACAATAGAAACGTCGCACAGATTTCTTCTAGTTCATCTTTAACTCTTAATGCTTGGAACCATGTTGCCATTACAAAATTATCTGGAACTTATTATTTTTGGATAAATGGCGCGGCTTCTGGAAATTTTGCCTCATTAGGAACGTCTAATAACTTAACTGACGACGCTTGCTGGATTGGAGCAAGACCAACGCCAACTGATTTTTGGAATGGGTATATTTCCAATCTTCGTGTAGTCAAAGGTACAGCCGTTTACACCGCAGCATTCACGCCACCTACCGCGCCAGTAACAGCAATCACTAACACCAGTCTACTGACCAACTTTACAAACGCGGGCATCTACGACGCTGCGGCGCAGAACAATACAATCACGGTTGGGGATGCTCAATCATCAATTACAGTATCCAGGTGGTCTCCAACAAGCATAAAATTTGATGGAACTGGAGATTGGCTGACGGCTATTGACGGGCCGCAACTCCAGCTTAACACTAGCGATTTTACAATTGATGGTTGGGTTTACTTGTCGGCGACTGGAGTTGCTTACGGAATTATTAGTAAAGGCACGGCGTCAACCGGATGGTCTGCAAACATTACGTCTCTTAACAAATTTCAATTTAGCCATACGACGTTTAACTTAACTGGAACAACTTCATTAGCCGCTTCAACTTGGTATTATTTTGCTGTAGTAAAATCTGGCAGCGCAAGCGGAAATTTAAAAATTTATCTTAATGGCTCACTGGAAGCAACAGCTGCGGGAACTTTAAGTACCAATTTCAATCAGACCGATATTTTGTATGTTGGGGCAGATCGAATTGGAACCAGTCCCCTTAATGGTTATTTGCAGGACGTTCGAATAACCAAAATTGCCCGTACCATCACAACGCCGACAGCAGCATTCCCAACGAGGTAATCATGCAGCTTGCCAACTCAGAATTAATCATCAAGGATCACACAGAGTGGTTCCCCAACACATCGTTTGGCGACCGTGGTCCGTCTTTAGAGTGGATTGCCGAGCAGGGTTACTACGTCATCACGGTATGGAAACCGCACGACCACGCAACGGAAAAGCTGGTATCTGCCGCTCCTCACCTATATGACGGGATGTGTTGCATCGTTGATGTTGAGCCTTTGACGGCTGAAGAGCTTCAGTCGCGTATTGATACTCAATGGGCTGTGATCCGTAGCCAGCGCAATCAGATGCTCAAGGACACGGACTGGACGCAAGTAGCTGATGCTCCGGTGAACAATCTGACGTGGGCGGTTTACCGGCAGGCGTTACGGGACATCACTACCCAAACAGATCCTTTTAAAATTATCTGGCCTAAGTATCCAGGTAAAGTAGATGTACTACCGATTCAATGATGGTGATTGAATGTCAGACAATACTGAGACGAAACTAGCCGTGCATGAAGCAATTTGTGCAGAGAGATACAAACAAATCTCTGATACGTTGGCTTCTGGCGACAAGAGGATGACCAAGATTGAGTATCTTCTCTACGCAGTGATTGCAGCGGTGTTGTTTGGTCCGGGTGTTGCAGCAGAGTTTGTAAAAAAATTGTTTGGCATATGAATATGGATGACTTGTCTTACGTCGAATTTGGAGACGTAGACGGTCTAGGAGTGATGCTGTTTGAGAACGGTGTGCAGCACAAGTTATTCTACGAACAGTTGGCTGACAAAGGAATTTTAATACCTCAGTATCCAATCATAGATGCTGACCCGGATAACCTAGATGACTGGTTGTTTGTACACAATCAAGAGCATGAAAGACTGGCTAGTCAACTGAACCTAGACAATCCTTTTCAATTGATCAACGCAGATTGGCAAGTAGAAAATGACTTTTATGATTGGATAGGGGTACATTTGAGCATCCACCAACAGATTGTCAAAGTGTTAGGACTGTAATGGACCCACAACTGGAACAAGCACAGGCCGCAACCCAGCAGTTCATGCAGCAGTATGGGCTGGATGTTAGGACGATGGCGTCTATAGGACAGATAGCACAGGAAGCTATACAGGATCAGAGCCTGTATGCCATGCTTCGTGAACAGTTGATTAGCGCAGAGATTCTGACAGAGAAAGAACTTCCAGAAAAGACAAATTACATCACTCTGGCTACGCTTGCAACCCTCGGAAAACTGGCAGGGGGTGCGTAATGGCTGCTGTTGGCGGGATGGTATTAGATGATGAGGGGGAATTAAGTCCGCAACAAATGGGATATGGGGCCGAAGAATCTGCCAAGATCGAGGCTTACTATCAGGCTCATCCAGAAGAAAGACCTAAAAGAGCACAGTCATTCAAACTGCTTGATTTCAAGCAACTTGTTGCCGTTGTCGGGACTATTGCAATTCAGTTTGTTCCTGGTATTGGTCAAACAGTTGGGTACGCTGTTCTTGGTGCGGGGGATGTTATTGCTGGAGCGGCATTGGCAGGACAAATTGCCGCTGCAAGCGGTGTTTCTTCAATAACTGCGGCATCTGTTGTTGCGGCCACAGGTGCGGCAACTATTGCCGCTGGTGTAACTGCTGCTCAAGGTGGAGATGCAGCGGACATCATTAGAGCCGCAGCTGTAGCAGGAAGTGCGACCATCACTAATTTTGCGGCAGGCGGCGGAAGAATCGGAGCAGGCGCTGGTTCTGCTGTTGGCACGGCTATAGCAGGTGGAAACCTAGAAGATGTTGCTATCAACGTAGTCGCTGCTGCTACTGGGGCTGCTGTTTCTGAACAACTAGGACCAGGAGCCGGTGCAATTGCTACCGATCTGGTGAAGACAGGCGGGGTGTCTGACCGGACATTGATAAACGCAGCACTTGCTGAAGCCAGAGTAGAAGGAACTCCTCAGTCTGGTGCATCTAAGATTGAAAGGCTTTACGATCGTCTGACCGCTCCTCCAGTAAAAGAAGGGTCTGAGCCGGTCACCATCGGAAACGCAACGGATCAAGAACTACAAGACGGAAGCGCAAAAGTAACGAGAGGGTCGAATGTAACGATCATGAGTCCGGACAATTTTGCAGACGTAAAAGAACAGTATCTGCAAGACATGGTGTCCACTCCCGTTACTGATCCTGCAACGACTATTCCTCCTGTTGAAGTGACTGCCGGGGGCGAAGGTGACCTATTCCCTACCGTTACAGATGCTGACGTAATAAATCAAATTGTTGCAGAACAACCAGCAGCAAATCTTTCTACAATTACAGTAAGTGCCAACACAACTCCTAGTGTTGCAAATGTATCGCCTGTAGTCACTGACTTTGGGAATGTCGCTGTTACTGGTGGTACAACGTCAAACATTGCCAACATTTCAACAACTTTAGACACCGTTGTTATACCAGAAAGTGTAACCAGAGATGCGTCTAACGTCTCTCCTGTCGTTACAGACATTTCAAGTGTTGATCAAGTCGATACAACGCAACCAACAAGAGAATTAGACAGAGTTGTCGTAACGGGTAGTACAACTCCTGATACGTCAAACGTAGCTCCGGTTGTTACTGATTTGCCACCAGAAACAGTGGCTGACACTACTGGTGACACAACAGGCACTGTTGCTCCTGTTACTCCAGAAATAAAAGAAGAAAAACCCAAGGACGAGATCAAGACTCCTCCGTCGAGTTTGTACCCAACGATTACAGGCTTTTCTAGACCGGCTCGTGGAAGGCAACCTATAATCACAGGCCAAAGCCCCGCTAGGTTGCTCGCAGACGCTCTGGCTGCTTACCGGCCAGCAGGTGCTATAGAAGGTGAAGAGTCTGGGAAAGAAAGGCAAAATGTCTGGAATCAGAAATCACTGCGTCTCAAAGACGCTCTGGGGTTGTAAATGAGTGAACTACGCAAGATGACCCGTATGGGTGGAGATCTCCGCAAGATTGCCCGTCTGCTGCAAGACAAGGGCAGGAACGGAG